TGTTAACTACGCTTATTGGTAAACGACAGCAGTTGTTGGATGCTAATGAGGCTAACTTTGCTGCTTTGGAAGACATTGTTTCTGAGTGGCAACGGAAGATGGCTAACTTGAATGCTCGATATGAAGCAAAGCAAATTTCAATAGATGAGTTAAGGGAAGCTGTTGACGCTGCTAACCAGAAAAAAACTGTTCTTTTGAACAGCGTAGCTAGCGAAATAGAAATGGGGAGAACCAGTAAGCAGTTGTCTACGAGAATGGCATACATAGACGATCAAACAGAGGCTATTGCTGAGTTGCGTAAAGCAAGGTCACAGAATGCTTTGTTTGATGCGTACGGTGGAGCTTTGAACGACTTCATAGTAAATCTAACACCTATTTCTACACGAGGTCCGTTGAGTAACACGAGGCCTTTGCGTAGCGCTCGTGCTATACGAGCGTTTGAAGGTAAAGCGTTTGTAGGCGAGTTTGATGATGAAACAGTTGAGTTGATAACTAATGCTATGGCTGCGTTAGCGAAGATACAAGACCCAGATTCAATAAGTGACTTTTGGAAGGGGTATGACAAGTTCTTGAACTATTGGAAAGCTCAAGCCGTTACTAGTCCTGGTTTCTTTATGAGAAACACAATGGGCGGTATGTGGATTAATAACCAGATCAACGAAGTGCCAATGTATCAACATGCACGAGTTAGAGAGATACGCAAAATAGCTAGTGCTAAAGGCGACAGGAATGTTCTTCGTGGATTAAATATGTTGGTAGAGGAAGGCAAGTCTTTGAAGTTGCAAGGCCCAATACGCCGTTTGGGTGGTTCGCAAACTGTTGACTTAGAAGAGTTACGCATATTTAGGGATTGGTATGAGACTGGTGTTGCTGGTCAAGGTCAAGTATCTCAAGAAATAACAACTACGTTAGATCAGTTGGGAGCTGTTCGAGGTGGTGCATGGCGACAAGGTGACATTAGGCCTTGGAGAGCTGACTGGAAACCTATGAACTGGGTGCGTGCCAGAAACGCAGATTCAGAATTTATGTTGCGTGGCGCATTAGCGCACCACAACATGATGATGGGAGACACTTTAGAAGACGCTATAGGTGCTGTAAGGAAATATCATTTTGATTACAGTGATTTGTCACAGGGTGAACGTATGATTAAAAAGGTTATTCCTTTCTGGACATGGCAACGCAACATTTTACCTGTGCTTGTTGAGTCTATTGGTAAGAACCCTAAAGCTTGGGGCAGGTTGCAACAAATCAAAGAAGAACTTGAGTTGACTTCTCCTATGGAGAACATGGTTCCTGATTACTTTGGTGAGAACATGGGTATACGCTTGCCGTTTACCAAGTCAGGTAACAGAGTTTATGTTATGCCTGATTTGCCTTTTAGGGACATGCAGAAGATAACGAAAGAAATGGATAACGTCTTAGATGTTAAAGGTGCTTTCAAGGGTACAGGAAGGCTTGCGTTGGAGTCAGCTCTTCCCCCTGTGAAACTACCGATTGAATTGATGCTAGGGAAGCAAGTGTTTGGTGGTATTCCATTTAGTGATAGATACCAGCAAGCACCTGTTTGGGCTAAAATTCCTGGTATGGAGCAAGCTCTCTTATTGTCTGGTTTAGCTAAGAAGTCCAAAGGTGGCAGATTAGTTATGACAGATAAAAACATTTATAGCGTAGATCAGTTCCTTCCTTTGATTGGAAGGATTAGGCGTTTGTTTCCTAATGAAAAACCTAAACAGGATGCTGTTCTGACTACTTGGTTAAATACTGTTTTGGGTGCTGGTATGCGTGTTAATACGCCTGCTACTAAACGAAGCGAATTTATCCGCAGGCAACGAGAGGCAGAGAAAACACTTCAAGACATCATAGATATAGAAATGAGAGTACGATGAGAACAATAATTAGCAGAGCAGGATGGAACGCTCGCCCTTTTAAGAACAACCCATCTTGGCTAAACCACAAGAAAGTTAAAGGTATAGCTTTACATCATTCAGGGGTAAAGAATGGCCCTAAAGGAATTAATGCTGTACAAGCCTTTGAAAAGCACCATGTAGTTAGAAATGGTTGGAACGCAATAGCGTACAACTGGCTAGTAGATGAGCAAGGTGTCATATATGAAGGCCGTGGAGCAGGCATAGTATCTGCTGCTACACGACCTTGGAACACCAGAACAGAATCTATTTGTTATACAGGGAACGGCGATGAAATAGTTCCTGAAAAAACATTAGAATCTATTCGATGGCTAGTTGGAGAGATTCAAAAGCGTTACAGCTTTAAGTTATGGGTCAAAGGGCATCGTGATCTTGCATCTACTGCTTGTCCTGGCTCTTTCTTGTATAACTGGCTTCAAGCTGGTATGCCTACGTCAGATAAAGACATTTCTCGTCAAGAATGGGATGGCGTTAAAGCGCATTTAGATCGCCTTAAAGCGACTTTAGTGAAGAAACCGTTATCTAGGAGGCGTAGGAGCCGTGGAGAGGCTGTACGAGCCGTTCAACAGCGTTTGAAGGAACTTGGGTACGACCCTGGTCCTGTAGACGGCATATTTGGAGCTAAAACCGCTAGAGGTGTTAGAGCTTTCCAACATAGGTACAGGGATTTCTTGATTGTTGATTCAATAGTAGGCCCGCAGACTTGGAAGATGCTGTTCTCGTAGTGGGACAGTTTGTATATAGATTAGGAGGCAATTATGCCAAAAGGTGAAGGTTACGGAAGCTTTGAAGATACGTTTGGTGGTCAGGATGATGGTCAACCGTATGATTCTTCTTCTAACATGAATAAAGCGGATATGGAACGTGCTGCTAAAGCTAACGCTTCTTATTTGCGTTCAACTAAATTAGGTAATGCCATTAAAGGTGGCAGACCATTCGGAAAGTAGGTATATATGCCATACGGTAAAGGTTACGGAAAGAAAGCTATGCGTGGGAAACCAGCTAATTCAGCTAAACGTGGGAAGCCCAAAATGGCCAAACCCATGAAAAAGAAAAAACGATGACCGAACAAGGAACTAAATTTAATTGGGCTAACTGGTGTGAACGATCATGCTGGACTGCCGTACAATCTTTCTTAGCAGTATTTGTAGTAGCTGACGTATCTACTTTGCGTAGCGCCGCTATTGCAGGCGTAGCTGCTGTCATATCTGCTGTCAAGACTTTAGCTCAGGAGCGCATTAAGCTCCTTAAGTAATGTCTGAGGAATACCATAACAGTCCATCTGACGAGTTTGAAGATCGATGGGCTGATTTCATGGCGGGACAAGGCTTAGACCTTGAAGACGAAATCCAAAAGACTATAGAAGACAACATCAGTAAGCTTGACATGATAGATGGCACGCATGGCCAGTGGCAAGACGATGCGTTAGGTGTCCTTATAGTATTTGATGGAGCTGAGGTAGAGAAGATAGTTGATTCTTGGACTTTAGCTATGGATGGGAACCTTATGGCTATGTCTCATATAATGACTTGGATGGAAGGCTTTCAGTACTTCTTGGAAGATTGTTTGAATAAGCGGAACAATCAGTAACCTAACTTATCTCGTACGACTTCGTGTTCTAGTAGTAGTTTACGCATTTTATCAGCTAGTGCGTCTCTGCGCCTAGCGAACGTTGTCTTTGGCATGTTTAGCGCTCGTGCTACGAAGCGCATAGATAAACCTACGTCTACTAGCATGTGGTATATCCATTGTTCTTCATCTGTGAGTTTGTTAAACATGTCTTCAACTGCCAAACGTAATGCTTCATGTTTTTGTGTGTGTAGCTCTGTGGAAATATCTGGTTCTTGACCTGGTTTGGCGTACAGTATCGCTTCTATTTCTGTTTCAAAGTAATGCTGAGTAAAGCCCTGCGCTGAACCTCTTGTTCGCACAGGGCGTAGGGATGGAAACTTTAGTAGCTTTAATCTGTTAAATAGCTGTTCTCCCTCGGAGATTTCACTCATTGCTCCACGGTAACAGCTTTGAACTTATAGAGAAGTATTTCTTCCCTTCATGGAAGTTGCCTAAAGGAACATCATTCTTATTGATGATGTTCATTAACTGTCTAAATTGTACTTCCGCATAGTTTTGTCTGGTAGATGACCAAACCCATAGGTAAAGGGGGGCTTCGATTCCATCCCACCATTGCATGGCTGCTATCTTCTCAAGTTTGATCTTAAGAGGTGTTTTGCCCATGCCCATTACTTCTACTAGCCTGGTTGGGTCTGCTTGCACATAGTCTGGTGTATAACGAATCACATGTGGTAGGTAATGGAATTTAGTCATGCCTTCTGGCCTGTTAAATCCAAATCTAGCCCATTGTTCGTTGCGTTCTTCAAACGCTGAG